CGAGGGTAATAAAACAGCTATCCCGGCATTTATACAATCAGGTGATTTTGATTTAACAGTGGGAGGTGATGGTCAATTTTTTATGAGTATGAGAAGATTTGTCCCTGACTTTAAACAAATACAAGGAGATGCTCAAGTAACAATAAAATTAAAAAATTACCCACAAGATAGTAGTTCATCATCACCCCTTGGACCATTTACAATAAATAGTTCTACTGATAAAGTTAACACCCGTGCAAGATCTAGATTTGCTAGTCTAAGAATAGAAAATTTATCTACAGATCAAAGTTGGAGATACGGCACGTTTAGAGCAGACGTACAACCTGATGGAATGAGAGGATAATGGAACAAGATTTTTTACCAATGAATAATCAAGATAGATTAGGTATAGCACCGTTAGTTGAAGAAAAACCATTTGCATCAATCTTACCTATTAATGAATCTAATGCTTTTTTACCTACACCTCCTACTCAAATACCTGACCCAAAAAAAGTTTTAGGTAATATCATTAGAGATAGAGCTATTGAGTATGCAGGTAAAAAATTAGGTATAAGTCAACTTGGTAATGTTTTAGGATTAGGAAATTATTTAGGAAACGTTTTTGGATTAGGTTTAGGTGTAAACCCTATTGCGGTTGGTATTGGAGCTTTAGCAGGAGGCATACGAAGTAAATATAATGCATATAAACAAACAAAGAGAGATAAAATAGCTAGAGATCAAGCAGCTAATAGAGGTGCAACTAAACAACTACAATTAGCAATTGATAGAGGTGACTTTGATGGACCTGGTGCTTCAACACCTGCAGGTATGGCAGCAGCAAATCAAGATGCACAAAGAGGTGGTCAATATGGCTAGGGTAGACATAGTTATTCCTGAACCTTCAAGTGATTACCAAGAGGAGAATCAAAGACAAATTAATCAGTCTTTACGAACAATGCAAGATAAATTAAATACTTCTTATCAACAAGAACTAAAAAATGAACAAGACACTTTTAACTGGTTTTTATTATGACTATTCAATATAAAAATGCAGGTATAAATTTAGCAGACACTGCCACTAACTCTGTCCTTACATCTCCTTCAGGTGCAAGATGTTTAATTAAACAAATACAGATAGATAATAGTTCATCCGGACCAGTAAATTTATCTGTTCAGGTTACTGATAATTCAGCTTCAGCTACTTTTGCGATTTGGAGAAAGGCAATAGCTGCTAATACTGTAGAAAATATAATTACACAAACATTAGTTTTAGAAGAAAATGATATTCTTAAAATGACTGCTGGAACTGGTAATGAACTTCAAGGTATAATTAGTTATGCACAAATAGATAGATCACAAGAGAATGGCTAAAACAGAAATTTTTTCGGATTCTTTTTTACATACTAAACTATTAAATCCACAACTTGATAATAGAATTGTTGAATTATTAGAAAAATATATAAACCATAAACAAAAAAATACTGACATAACAATTGGTAGTTACCAAACACCTCACGTAGATTGTCCATTTGTTTTAAATACTTTGTTAGAACAAGCGGGTGTTTTATTAAGAGACAACTACAAGTTTAAAAATAAAACTAATATGAAAATTTATGCTTGGATAAACAAAAATAATAAATATGATTTTAACAAACCACATATTCATAAAGCTAATTTTTCAGGCATATATTACGTACAAGTGCCTAAAGAAAATGGTAATTTAGTTTTTATGAAAAATAATCTTGCTGAAGAGTTTAATGATAATGATAGATATTTAGAAAACTTTGCATTTGTAAGATATAATATTCAACCACAAGCAAATCAATTCATTTTGTTTCCTTCAAATATTATGCATCTAGTTGAACCACATTATGAAGATAAACCTAGAATCTCAATATCATTTAATATAGACTTTTCAAATGGCTAGACAAAAATTTGTACATTATGTTCCAAGACCAAAACCTAGAAAACGTCCAGGCCGTCACAAAAAAAGACTTTCAAAATCTGAAAAAAGAAGTTATAAGAAATACAATCGACAAGGAAGATAACATGACTGACCTACCTAAAATTAAAGCTGAAGCAAAAGAAATAATTAAAAATAAAAGAACTGGTAAGATATATGCTAGTAAAGAAGAGTTTGATGCAGATGTCTTAGATCCAAACACTGATACAGTGCAAGAGGACTTAAGACAAGATTTAGAGGTCAAAGTACCAAATTTTATAATGGGTGCATTAACAAAAAAATAATGGAACCTAGAGGCGCAACTGAAATACAGCATGAGCTGTTAAAAAAATACGTAAGCGAAGATATTTTAAATAAAGTACAAATATGCACTTCTATACCAGGTAAGGTTCCTAAAGACCCAAATAAATTAAACGTGCTTTGGCAGAAAAATTCTTGGGATCAACCAAATCTACAACCTTTTTTTTCAGATAAATCAAGACACGAAGAGTACGATTGGTATGTGTTTAACAGTCATTGGAATTATGAAAAGTTTAGATATTTTTTTGATATTCCTACAGATAGATCAGTTGTTATTAAAAATGGTATTGATAATTTTCCAAAAAGAAAAATTTATAAGAAAGGCGACCCTATTAAATTAATACACCACTGTACACCTTGGAGAGGTTTAAATGTATTGTTAAGAGCGATGCAAGAAATAACTAATCCTAAAATTACTTTAGACGTTTATTCATCTACTTTAATTTATGGAAGTGAGTTTCAAAAACATCATGACAGTGAATTTCTCCCATTATTTGAACAAGCAAAATCATTACCAAATGTAAATTACATTGGATATAAACCAAATGAGCATATTAGAGAAGTAATGACTAGTTATGATATGTTTGTATATCCAAGCACATTTGAAGAAACATCATGTGTATCTGCACTTGAGGCGTTGGCATCTGGTGTTCATGTTATTACAAATAATTTTGGTGCTTTGTATGAAACATGTGCTGAGTGGCCTGTTTATGTAAATTATAATGCAGACTACGAGACTATGGCTAAAGACACCGCTGAAGCAATACAAGTTGCATCACAATATTTGCATGAAGATTTTATACAGGATCATCTTGAAGAGCAACAAAAATTTTATAAAAGATTTTACTCGTGGGAAAAAAAAGGCATGGAGTGGAGTAATTTTTTAAAAGGGGCTTTACAAATAAAAGGATTATAAGTGCAACGAATAGATCAACAACCTCCACATGAAGAAAAAATAAAACCAATGTGGAAAGAACAAAAAGATAAATTAATAAAACCTAAAATTTATTTATATATTGGAACACCTGTCCATAGTGATGTTAGTATACATTATACTCAATGCTTACTTGAAATTCAAAAAAAGTGTATTAAAAAAGGTATTGCCACAACGTTTCAATTAATAAAATCATCTTTGGTTACTCAAGGTAGAAATTTATGTGTGGCTGATTTTTTATCTTCAAAGGCAACTCACCTTTTATTTATAGATTCTGATATTTCAGTTGAGCCTGAAACTATTTTTAAAATGCTAGATAAAAATATAGACGTGATAGCTGCCCCATACGCATTAAAAACTGCAAACTGGGAAAGAGCATTTGACAAAACTCAAGCAGGATTAATTAAGAATAGAACACAATTATCAAAAGCCATTCTTCAATATCCTATTAAAGTAGAAAATGACAAAGATGTGCCAATGAAAGATGGTGTAATTGAAGTAACACATGCTCCCACAGGATGTATGTTAATTAAAAGATCAGTTTTTGATAAAATGATTGAGAAGTATCCAAATAAATCTATCATACAAAAGACTGTCATTAATGGTGAATTAGTTGATAAACCTAATATGTGGAACTTTTTTGATACATGGTACGATGAAAAAACAAAAACGTACACCGGAGAAGACTTTGCTTTTTGTCGGTTATGGAAGAATATAGGTGGCAAATGTTATTGCTATATTAACGATTATATAGGCCATACTGGTGAATTCACTTATCTTGGACGATTTGCCGATGAGTTGATATTGAACAAGTAAAATGGTAATATTTCATATTTAAGATCTTAAAAGGAGAATGTTTAACAAATGGATCCAATAACATTATTAAAAATTGGTGCAACACTTTATGGGGGTTATAAAGGTTATAGGGCATCGAAAGATGCTGGAGCAACTGGTTTAGGAAGGTTACTTGGTACAGCTGGAGGAGCTTTTACTGGTTATCAATTGGGTTCAATGGGTGGATCACTTTTAAATCCTGCAACTGCCACAAGTGCTGCTACTGCAACAAAAGGAGCTGGATTATTTAGAGGACCTGCTGAATATGGAATAACAACTAGAGGAGCAACTCAAGCTTCGACTAACCCACTTACAGGCTTAGGAAGTTTTACGGACATTCTTAGAAAAGGTGGTAAATCAGGTGAAGACTTTAGCCCAGCAAGAGTATCATCAGCTTTAGCTGCTAGTATGTTTTTAGGTGGTGCTTTTGATCCTGGTCCTGTAGATATGTATCAACCAACATACAATATAGGTTACGCAAAGTTGGCTAGTGAAAGACCAGGTTATAGTTATATAGATCCTATCACAGGTGAAGAAAAAGAATATACAGGAGTTTACATTCCTGAAGCTGATCCTGCTAACAGAGGTCGATTCCAATCAGGACCATATGCAATTGAAAAAGTAGGATTAAAAGAAGGTGGTATAGCAGAAATAAAAAAATTTAATGAAGGTGGTGTAAACTACCTTCCATCAAAAATGACTCACGATGAAAATGATTCTAACAATTATGTTAGAGCCAGTGGATATGTAGAAGATGGAGCAGGAGTTGGTGATAAAGACGAGGATACAATGTTAGCTCAATTAGCAGATGGAGAGTTTGTAACAAGAGCAGATGGAGTATTAGGTGCTGGAATCATAGCAGGTGCTAATCCAAATAGCATGAAGGACATGAGGGAAAAAGGTGCCATATACTTTTATGAACAACAAAAAAGATACAAACGTGTCTTTGATTTATTAAAGGATAGAAATGGCGACAGCACAAAAAAAAATTAAACCATTAGTAAGTATACTTCCTATAGAGCCAAAAGATATAGAAAGATTTTGGCCATTAATGGAATTTATGGTTTCTGAAGCGTTGGCTTATTCAGGTAAATATGCAGATTCCAAATGGTTTTATGATGAACTTCAAAAAGATAAATTACAGTGTTGGATTATGTTTGGATCTGATGAGCAAGAAGAAAATAAAGTTTTTGGTGTTTGTGTAGGTAGAATAGCTGATCTTCCTAATTATGCACAATATGAAATAATAATTTGTACAGGTAAAAGAAGAGAACTTTGGGAAGATAATTTAGTAAAAGAAGTTACTAGTTTTGCAAAATTAAATAAATGTAAACGCATGAGTATTATGGCCAGACCTGGTTGGGAAAAAGTTTCTAAAAAATGGGGATGGCAAAAGAAACATGTACAACTAGAGAAATGGATATAATATGAGTTTTTTTGGCGGAGGCGGATCTAGATCACCATCAACACCTACATCACAAACTTCTTTTGTGAGAGAGGCACCAGGTATTGAACAACGTAAACTAGAGTTAATGGACATCGCTAGACAGGTTGCACAAGAACCAATTGATTTACCAGATGTTCAAGTTGCACCATTATCAGCTTTAGAACAACAAGGGTTGACGGCTGCCGGAACAACTGGTGTAGGTGCACCAACAGTTCAACAAGGTATTGCACAAGTACTAGGGGCAGCAGCACCTGCAGGACAACAACAAATTTCTCAATTTTTTAATCCATTTCAATCATTTGTCATTGATGAAATAAATAGACAAGCACAGATGGGTCGAAATCAATTAGCAGCAGAAGCTGTAGGAGCTGGTGCTTTTGGTGGAGCAAGAGAGGGAGTGCAACAAGCTGAAATGGAAAGAAGAAGATTAGAAGCAGTAGGCAGAGCACAAGCCCAAGGATTTCAAAGCGCATTAGGAGCTGCTCAAAATCAACAAAGACTTGGCCTTCTAGCTGGTCAACAATTAGGTCAATTAGGTGCAGGTCAACAACAAATGGCTCAATCAGACTTACAACAATTATTAGGTGCTGGTGGAGTGCAAAGGCAATTAGCACAACAAGCATTAGATGCACAAAGAGCTACACAATTACAACAAGCTTATGAACCTTATCAAAGAGCTGAGTTCTTAGCTAACTTGTATGCTGCAGGACCTAAAACACAGTCAGGTTTAACATTAAGCACTGCACCAACAACAAGCCCGTTAGCACAAGCTGTTGGAACAGGAATAGGAGCATTCGCAGCGTATCAAGGTGCAAAACAGGCATAGGAGATAAAATGAATAAAGTTTTAAATAGACCTATGTTTAGAAAAGAGGCACTTAAAAAAGGTCATATTAAACCAATTAGAAGAGCAAACGGGGGTGGAGTTTTAGCTCTACCAAATCCAATGCAAGGTCCACCACAACCAACATTTGCACAAAATTTAGGAGCTCGAATGACACAATTTGGGCAAAGGCCATCAGTAAGATTTGGAAAAGAATTTTTTAGCATCCCTGTACAACTTGGTTTTCAAGGTGGAGATAAAGTAGCTGATGCATTTGGAATAGATCAAGGTTTTAATATACCAAGGCTTGGTTTACAAGCTTTAGGTTCTTATGGTGCTGCAAGAGCTCTCCCAGGTTTAGCAGTCGGTTCCATTGGTTTAGTTCCATCTTTGGTAGGTTTAGGAACTATTGCTGCGGTTCAAAACAGAGTTAAAGCAGGTATTGATGAAAGAAAAAGAATTAATGCTATGACACCCAAAGAACGTGCGGAGTTTGCAAGACAAAATAGATTAAAGGCCACAGATATAATGAGTGAAGGCGTAACAGATCAAGAATTATTTGGTAAGTTTGTGCCTAAGCCACCAGAGCCTGTAAAACCAAAAATTGCTGCAGTAGAGCCAGGTAAACCAAAACCTGGAGCAGGTAGACCTAGTATAAATACAAAAAGGTTAAAAGATGAAGGTGATGTATTATTGAGCGAACAGTTTGAAGGACCAGAGGGTGATGCAAGTTTAGATAAAATACAGTCTGCTAGTTTAGTTGGAGGTACTCCTGATGATCCTGTCGCAAATATACCTGCAATAACTGAAGATAAAAAAGACACTCAATTAGATAAAAATGAAAAAGAACAAGATAAAAAAGCTACAACAGCTGCTCAAACGGGTGTAAGTGTACCTGGAGATCCCACATTTGATCAAACTATAAGACTTGCAAAAAAATATTATAATGAAATGGATGAGGGTCAAGGTTCTCAAGCAGGTTTATTATTTTTAGCTAATTTAGCATCTGGTTTATTGACTGGCACTACAAGAAAAGGTGGTCTTGCGGGTGCAGTAGAAGTGATGGGACAAGCTTTAGGTCCAGCAGTAAACAATTATGTTACTGTAAAACTTAAAGAGGGTGAACTTAGAAGTAACAGAAGAGAGGCATCTTTAAATGCAGCTTTGGATCACATGAAGTTTTTAAATGATGCTTCTAAAACTGTCCGACCTGATTTAACTCCAGGAGTTGTGCAATTTAGAGGTGCAGATGGTAAGCTAAGAAATTATAATGGATTTATAAGTAAGGGTGGAACAGCATTTTTACCGGGTGGATTAGGACCAGATGGTCAAGAGCAACTTATTCCTATATCTCAATCAGGTCCAATTAAAGATTCAGCGGGTAATGTAATAGGAACTTTTGAAGATTTTAAAGCAAAAAAAGATATTGGAAAAAGATTATTTGAAATACAAGACGTATTAGGTAACAGATATAATGCACTATCTGTAACAAGAGACGTATTACAAACTTTAAATCAGATAGATGAGTCTGATGAAAAAGTTAAAGCCGGTGCCGCACTTTCTGTTGACCAGTTTACTAGAAGGTTAAGTGGTGTTGCAAAAGAACTAGTAGGCTTAGACATATTAGATAATGATGTTTCACAATTAACATTAGGTCAATTAGAAGATAAAGTATTAAAACTACAAGCAGATGAATACAGAAAAATTGATGAGTCTGATTTAAGTGATGAAGCTAAAAAAGAGGCTAAAGAATTATTAAGTAAAGATAATTTAATTGAAAAAACAAAACAAAGATTAGGCAAAACAGGTTTCTTCTCTGGTTTAAGTAGAGAAGATCAAGAAAAATTAGCTGTGCAGGAAGTCACTCTTACTTATGCTTTAGCAAATACATTTAAAGATCAAGATCGTTTAACACAAAGAGATATCAACGCTGCAAGAGAAATCGTAAACATATTTTCTTTAGCAAGATCTTCTGCTGACGTAAGAGCTTCAATCACTGCTATATCACAACAACTTGAAGGAGATATTAGAAGACAAGAAGAATTGTATAGACAAGCTGGTGGATTAGAAACTACGATTAACAATTTAAGACAACTAGCAGATATTCAAACATTTAAAAAAGGTGTAATTGAAGAAGCGTTGACAGGTGATTTAAGTTTAGAGGAAATAGAAAAAGGTTTAGAAAAGGTTAACTTATAATGGCTACTTTAAAAGAAATACAAGATGCAATCGATAATAAAACATTTGATCCAAATAAACTTTCACCTAGGGAAAGAAGTTTAGTAGATGAAGCTATAAAAAGAGGACTTATTAAAGGACCAACCACTGGTCAAATAGCAACACAAAGAAGAGGAGCTGCCAGTGATGTAGCCTTAATGAAAGCAGCTTCTGAGAATCCTATCGGTGTAAGGTTACAACAACAGGATAGTGTATTAGATGGTAGATCTGAAGCTGTATTAGCTGGTGATTTAATTGGAAGTATTGCACCATATATTTTACAAAGAAAAAAAATATTTTCAGAAGCAAAGTCTAAAATACCAGGAGATAAATATACAGGTTTATTTGCAAGAACAAAAATGTTTAACAATTTTGCAGACAAACTAACTGCAAGACTACCAGGTAGATTTAAATTATTAGGTGGTGCTATGAAACTATTTGCTAAAGCAGCTGATCCCACAATAGGTAGAGTTTTAGCAAGTCCACTTGGCATGACAGAAGTATATTCTGTGCTTGGTGGTACAGCAGGAGCTGGTGCAGGATCAATCACTTATGACATGCTTAATGAAACTGTAGGTGTTCAGGTGATGGATGCAATTGCAAATGATTTAGAAAATATGACTCCAAGAGAAGTTAATACTAATATGTTAGCTAACGCTGCTGACTCAGTGTTTTCAGCTGCAGCTTGGAATGCAGGTGCAGCACTATTAACACCTTTTATTACAAAAAGTTTAGGAAAACTTGGTAGAGCTGTAATAGGGGCTAAATCTAAAGATGCAAAAGAGTTAGTTGGAATTGCAAGAGATAAAGGATTACCCATTCCTTTAGTTATGACAGCACAAGAAGGTGTTGGATTATTAGGTGGTATGGCAAATAAATACTTTAAAGTTCTTGGTATTATGCCTTTTATTAATGGTATTGGTAGAGAAGCACTACAAGGTGCAGAACAAAAAGCAGGAAGAAACTATTTAAATACATCAGTATTAAATTATGGACCACTAATTAAAACAGGAATGCTTTCAGCCACTGTATTTAAACAAGCTAATGAAGCTTTCATACAAAATTCAAATTTAATAAATGCTAGTTATAGGGGCTTTGAGGCATTAGCAGATGTTATAAAAAATCCAAAAGTAATACCCATGGCTTCAACTAAAAGCGTTGCTAAACAGTATGTTGATGAACTTGGTATGCAATTTCCTGGTGTAAAATATTTTGCATCAGATGCGTTAGGTGAGGTTGATGTAAAAGCGATAGAAAAACTTACAAACACTGGAGACCCATTAGCCTCATTTTTTAGATATGTAAACCAAGTTGAAGATTTTGTTACACCCAAACAATACAGAGGTCTAATGCAAACTTTAAATAGAGCTATTGAATCAACAACTTATCAAAATATTCGACCGACATTATGGTCAATAAGAGAGGCTTTAGAAAAAGATTTAAACTCATTTGGCGGAGCTATTACAAAAGAAACTTTTATGAGAGATGAAGCGTTTAAAGCATCTTACGACAATCTCACTAAAACAGCCGGTAAAGCAGCTGCAGACGCTGATTTAAATTTTGTATTAAAACAATCTGAACAACTTAAAGATCAATTATATAGAGCTAATGATACTTTTGCTACGTTAATGAATTTTTATCAAAGAGCTAACATTACAAAAGCATTTAAAGCTTATGATAACACTACGTTCACTAATAAGGCACTTGCAGGTATTGGTGGTATAGAACAAAAGAAAGCCCAAAAATTTTTTAATGATTTAGCCACAGATGTGTTTACAAGAGGAGACTCAACAGCAATCAAACAATTCAGACAACTTTTAGGTGCAGATAAAATTGTATCAAAAAAAACTGGTCAAGAAATAGGTGTTATTAAAGGTGGTGGTGAAGCACTATACAATGCAGCCAAGGCAAGATGGATGTTTAATTCATTTTACAGAGGTTTTGATTCAGCAGCATCCCCTGCAGGAAGAACAATGATTGATGAAATAATGAATGATGCAACTGTTAAAGCAGGTATCAATGGAACTGTTGATGTTATGGAAGCTATGTCAAAAAGAGGTGGTGCGTTAGATTTTGATATTACAAAAGTACGAACAGGCAACAGCATATTTGATGCAACTAAAATAAAATTTAGTCCGAAAGATACATCAGGTTTCAATATTAACAAGTTTATGAGAGAGCTTGGTATTGCAGATCCTACTGATGATGTTGCTAAGGAAAAATTAATTACAATTTTAGGTGGTAGAGGCAAAGCTAAAGAGTTTGAAAAATTTTTAACTTACATGAAAGCTGTTTCTGATACACCCATCGCTGATACCTCTACCTTCATGCAAAGAAGATTACAATTAGGTGGTTTAAATTCATTCGCAGGTGCAGTAGTTCTTGGAGGTTCAGCTGCTATAAACCCATTAGCTCCAGCATTATTTATTTTATTAGGTAGACGTGCAGGACAAATATTAACCGATCCTATTGCTATGAGAGCATTTAATGATGCGTTAAATCCCGATGAACAAATTGCATTATTGATGGGTAAAAAAGTTGGTGATGGTGTGCCAGGTGTATTAGGTATAGGAAGAAGATATTTTAAAGGTAGAGATATTCAAACTATTGCAAACGTATTAAAAACTCCAGGTGTTGTAGGCAGATTAGGGTTAACACAAAAAAGAGAAGCTTTTGCAAGATTGATGAATTATTTATCTGAAAATGATGCTGATATACCTAGAGTAAATCCAAAGGATGTTAATCCAGATGAAATTACAGAAAGATTATTACAACTTGAATCAAAAGTACCATCACCAAATTATGATGAAAAGACTTTACCAAAGCAAACTTTTGAAACATTGTTTGCAGATGACTTCTCAGGGTCATCGGGTAATCTTGAGGTAGATAATAATGCAGTTACGATGCTATCAACTGCAACAGCTAATGAAGCTATGGTTGAGGAAGAAGAGGCACCAATCGAGGAAGTGGAAAAAACAGCTGTTATGGATGACTTGCAACTTGAAAGTCCTGTTGCAACACCACCTCAAGCTCCAGCAGCACCGGCTACCGGACAAGTGACATCACAACAAGTTGCTGATTTATTTCCAAATGATCCAACAACAATAGCAGCAGCTAGAAGAAGAGAGGTACCACGTGCCTAAAAGAACAGCAATAGATAGAATTGATCATCACGAAAAAATCTGCAGACTTATGCAGAAACAAACTTTTGATAAAATAGATAAAATTGAAGAACGAATCGGGAGATTAGAGAAATACATATCAGGTGCATTACTAGCAATTCTTTTAGCTGTACTTTCAAATCATTTTTAGTATAAGCGAGTGATGAAGGTTATAAGGAAATATCCCTATAAACATTATAATAGATTTTCAGATACAACTGGCCGTAAGTATTTAGTGGATAATGTAAAAGTTCCTAGTGTTACAACAATATTATCAGCTACTAAAGACACACGTTTTTTAGATAATTGGCGTAGAAAAGTTGGTGATGCTGAAGCAGATAAAATTATGAAACAAGCATCAACCATTGGAACTGAGATGCATCAGGTGCTTGAATATACTTTAAATGGCCAAGGTTATTATAATGCTGCAGAAGATGGCACAAAGCCTAGAATGATGGCAAAAACCATTTTGGACAATATAAAATTAGATGAAATATGGGGTAATGAAATAAGCCTAGAATATCAAAATAAATTTGCTGGTACGTGTGATTTAACAGCAATAGCCTATGGAAAACCAAGTATAGTCGATTGGAAACAAGCAAATAGACCAAAAAAAGAAGAATGGGTAGAAGACTATAAATTACAGCTAGGTGCCTATTATTTAGCCCATACTGCGAATTACGGGCCCATAGAGCAGGGGGTAATCAGTATTTGTACCCGTGACCTCCAATATCAGGAATTTAGGCTCTCAGAGGCTGATTTGAAAGAATACGGGGATAAATTTTTGGAACGTGTAGAGCAATATAACAAGTTACAATAACCAATCTCTTAGATCTTCTTCACCTAGAGTTTTAGCTGCTAATTGTCCTTTACTTGTTAACGATTTCATTATGGCTTCATCAAGAGTATTTCTTGCAACAATATCAGTGTAAACGACAGTCCCTGTCTGCCCCATACGATGAGCTCTATCTTCTGATTGTTTCCTAACCTCTAAATTGTAATTATTTGAAAAATAAATAACATTAGTACAAGCTGTAAGGGTAAGACCAAAACCACCAGTTGTTGGGTTTCCAACAAAAAAACGTACATTAGAATCATTCTGAAAAAGCTCTACTGCTTTTTTTCTATCTTCGACATTTACTTCACCAAAAATACTAACAACTGACTCCTCTCCATACCTTGTTTTTAAAGCATGAATAATCTCATGTATATTCCATAAGTAATTTGCCCAAATAATAATTTTACCATCTGATTCTTCAATAACTTCATGTAGTGCATCAATTTTTTTACTGTGTAAAGCAAGTAATCTGCCCTCATCATTTTTAATAAATCCATTACATACTTGATGTAATTTGATTATTTCTGTAAGCTTATTTGAAAATGATACTGTACTGTCTTCAATTATCGCAAGTGCTGATGTTCTTAAACGATCGTATATTTTTTTGCTATCACCTTCCAGTTCAATGTATCTTTTCTGACGTACCTTCGGCTTCAGGTCTAAACATTGGTCTTTTCGTATTCTAGTTGAGAAGCCTTTTAATTTATGTTCTAATTCTTCAAGTCTTTTGTAATATTTTGGAACACTAATATATCTTCCAGAGCCGACTGGAATATCAGTCATTTCTGCGTATCTATTTCTAAAAGCTAAATAACTATTGAAACCTAATAGTTCTGGACTTAAAAACTGACATTGTGTAAAAAGATCTAATGGAGATTTTGTTATTGGGGATCCTGTTAATATTCGCCTTATATGAGATAATTTTCTTAATTCTAAAGTGTTTTTTGTTCTTTTTGCTGATCTGTTTTTTATTGTGGTTGATTCATCCAATACTACAAAATTTAATTTATTTTGTTTAAGAAAATCTTTAGCTCCATCAAAACCCCTTTTTGTTGATAAAGCTTCTACATTCATTAAAAATATTTTTAAATATTTAAATTTATTAAAACCCTCATAATTTCTTGGTTTATCTATATTCCATCTAAAAGTTTTATATTCTAATTCATCTGGTAAGTGTGTTTCAATTTCAAGTTCCCAATTAAGATATACGCTCTTAGGTGCAATAACAAGTGTAGAATCAATTTTTTTTTGAAAAAAAAGAAAAGCCATGTTATCTATAGTTACTTTTGTTTTACCAGTGCCCATTTCCATAAAATATGCCCATTGTGGTTTTTCAGCTGATTCGTTTAATGCATTACGTTGATGCTCATAGGGTTGAGTTTTATACGGGTACTTCCACATCTTTTGTATAAATAAATTTTTTACTTGCATTCGTCAAGAATTAAATTAGAAGGCTTATAGGAGGATTGTATGGCACAAATTGATATTGAAAAAATATCTTCAAAGGTTGATATTGATAAAACTAGTGTAAAAGCTATTTCAGAAAAATGTAATCACCTAAAAAAAATACAACAACAAATAAAAGAAGACGAAGAAAAATTATCTCTTTTGAAACATAAATGTAGAGATTTCGAAGAGAGAGTTATTCCAGAGATGATGCAGGAAGCAGGTGTATCTTTGTTAAAATTAGATGATGGTTCTACTATTGAAGTTAAACCATTCTATGCAGCAAAAATTCCTGAGTCACGTGTTGAGGAGGCTTTTAGTTGGTTAAGAAGTAATGGGTTCGAAGATTTAATTAAGAATACCGTAACAGCTTCTTTCAACAGAGGCCAAGACAACCAAGTCTCGGAACTAATAAAAGTTTGTGAAGAGCATGGATTTGCTTACAACAAAAAAGAAAAAGTTGAACCCATGACTTTAAAAGCTTTTGTTAGAGAACAAGTTGAAGGTGGTAAACCATTACCTTTTGACATGTTCGGAGTATACATCGCAAATAAAACAAAAATAACGAACAAGTAACGGAGAACACATGAAAATAAAAGACGTTGCAGTTAAAAAACCTGCAGGGGAAATTGCTAATGTTAACATTGAGCAATTTGCTGATGAAGGATTTGATAATGTAGATTCAAAAAGTCTTGCATTACCATTTCTAAAAGTTCTAGGACAGTTATCACCACAAGTCACTCAAGGTGATAGTCAGTTTATAACTGAGGCAAGGCCTGGAATGATATATAATACAGTGACAGATGAACTTTATAATGGACAAGAAGGGATTACAGTAATTCCTTGTTTTTATAAATTAGAGTACATCGAATGGAAAGACAGAGATAAAGGTGCTGTCGCTCCTATCAATGTATATCCGGCTGACTCGGATATCATGAGTAAAACAAAGAGAGGCGATGATGGTAAAGATCGCCTTGAAAATGGTAACTACGTAGAGGAAACTGCTTCTCACTATGTTTTAGTAGTAGAACCAGAAAAATCTTCTACAGCTTTAATCACTATGAAATCCACTCAAAGAAAAAAATCTAAAAAGTGGAATTCTATGATGATGAGTCTAAGAGCCAAGAAAAAAGATGGTAAAGGTTTTTTTAGACCTGCACCATTTACTCAATCTTATAGTCTTAAAACAGTTTTAGAAAAAAACAATTTAGGATCTTGGTATGGTTGGGAAATCGAGCATATTGGACAAGTGGAGAGCGAAGAAACAATTAAAGCTGCTTTTGATTTTTACAATTCATGTAAAAAGGGAGCAGTGAGAGCAAACCACAACAACGAAGAGCAAGTAGCCAAAACACCATTCTAGTATGGACATACTTGACAAAACCCTGGAAGAGTTTGTAGAACTCTTTCAGGGGTCACAATCATATTTTGGAGCTTCAACACCATTAGGTCACAAACGTGACCGTGATGGTAAGCAAGAATTCAGACATTGGATTGAACCAGAACCAATGACACGAGAACATTGGTTAGAACATTTGAAAGGAGAAAAATATTATGGGTCTGTCCCTATCAGAGATGATAATACATGTAGTTGGGGGGTCATCGATGTTGATCGCTACAATATACAACATAAAGAAGTTATACAAGTTATACGGAAAAGGGGGTACCCACTCATCCCGTTCAGATCAAAATCGAACGGACTCCATTTAATTTTATTTATTGATGGTGTAGTTGCTGCATCATCAATGAGAAGAAAACTTATCGAGATCGCATCTGATCTTGGTGTTAATGATACAACAACAGATATATTTCCTGCACAAGATGAAGTTGATCTTACTCCTGTAGATTGGAAAGATAAGAGAAAAGGTAATTTTGTAAGTTTACCATATCAAAAAGCTCACATGACAACTCGAGTTGCCATGGATAATGATGGTAATTCAATTAAGTTAGAAAATTTATTTAAATTTATTTCAAATTATAGGTTAACAACAAAAGAATTTAATAAATTAAAAGTATTTCAAGATGATGAAACAAAAGACTATCCGCCATGTGTAGTTAATTTTATGAAAAATAAAGTTAAAAAAGGTGAAGGTAGAAATGATGCAATGTTTAACGTAGCTGTTTTAGCAAAAAAAATTAATCCTGATCCTATTATGTACCAAGATTGGACAAGGAATATGATGACAAAAGTATGTGATGAAAAATTACATCCAAAAGAATTAGAAAATATTTTTAGAGGTGTTGAGAATAAGGAATATGCATATAAATGTAAAACATCTATCGCACGAATGCATTGTTCATCAAGCACCTGTCTTAGACGTAAACACGGAATTGGTGCTAACGAAGCTTTACCAGAAGTAGGTAAACTTACTAAAGTAAATTCTTATCCTGAACCATATTGGATTTTACCTATTCAAGGTAAATCAATAAGATTATCTACAAAACAATTATATCAACAACAATTATTAGGAGAGCAATTATTAAATTATGATATTGTGTGGAGACCTTTAAAACCTACCAAAAGAGATCCAGATCCTTACAGAGATTGGTTAGAAGAACTTGTTGCGAACAAGCAAGACATGGAGGGTTTCGATTCTGTTGAAGAATTAGGTGATGTATTTAATTCAAGGATGGCAAGATTTTTAGAAGACGTAGAAGACACCACAGAGTTTGATCAAATAGATTCTGGTAATATTTGGAAAGATGATATTGAGATGAGGTTTAAACTAGAGACTTTTAAATCTTTTATGAAAAAAATGGGTTATAATTGGAACGAAAAAGAATGTACTAAATTTTTAGAAACTGGCGGTGCAAAACCAAAATCTAAGTTTAAGGGTATACAGACCCGACATTGGGTAGTAGCATTACCAAAACAGAGTGAGCATAAAAATAAACATGTCAAATTTATTAAGGCAAAAGCTGCGTGGGAAGACAATTAAAATCTTTGGACCACCAGGAACTGGAAAAACTGAGAACTTACTCAAACGAGTTGAGCGTTATCTTAAGAGAGGACACTCACCCGATGAAATCTGTTACATATCATTTACCAACAAAGCAGTTAATGAATGTGTTTCAAGAGTCAGAAAAAGATTTAAAGAGTACGATGAAGACGATTTTAGATATTTCAGAACCCTGCATTCTTTGGCCAGACAACAGTTTGCTGAAATTCCCGTTTTAGATCCAAAGGCAGATATGCTTATGTTTCATACTCAATACGGGACAATAAAAGTTAATTACAAGGAGGGCCATGATGATCAAAAAGTATTTAATAATTGGTCGTTACAAATTTATGATAGAGCTAGAAACATGAAAGTAGATCCTGTGTGGTTATATAAACAACAATCAAGAAAAGCTGTGAGATTACAACAATTTAAATCTATTGTTGCAGGGTACGAAGAGTTTAAATCTATGGAACTTGAAAACGGAAAACGGACACCGGACAGACTAGATTTCACAGATATGGTGCAAAAGTTTATTGATGATGGTTTAGTATTACCGTTTAAAGTATTAATGGTTGATGAAGCTCAAGATCTAACACCTTTACAGTGGGATATGGTTGTTAAGATAGCTGAGGGAGTTGATAAAGTTTATATTGCAGGAGATGATGATCAAGCTATCTATGAATGGAATGGAGCTGAAGTAGAATTTTTTCAAAACTTTCCAGGTAAATCTTTGGTCCTAAAAAAATCAGTTAGATTAAATAAAAATATACATTTTTTTTCAAACTGTTTATTACACTCAATGGGTGATAATCGGATCGAAAAAGATTTTTATTCTAATGGTAAAGAGGGTGCTATTTTTAGATGGAATGGATTAAAAAAAGTGCCATGGGATTTAGAGGGTGATTGGATGGTGTTAGCCAGAATTAATGATGTGAAGAAAGAACTTCAAGCAGAGGCAAAGAATCTTGGTTTGTATTATCAAGATCAAAAAAATAATAAATCATTTGACCCAAATCAATTTGCTGCAATTGAGTATTGGAATAAAATCTGTCAAGGTGGTTCCATTACTAGAGAAGAAGCATGTACAATGTATGAATTTTTATTAAATATAGACCACGGATACCGGTCATCGGACAGCAAAAAATGGTCATTTGCCCACGCTAATCAAGTATTTAATTTTGATGAGCTGCATCTTAGATGTGGTATGAGAGATGAAAGAGCTGCATGGGAGGACGTGTTTAAAAGAAAATTTAAAGATAAAGATAAACAATATTTTAAAAAATTAATGAACGAAGGTGTGGATTTATCACAACCACCAAAAATTATTATTGATACAATACATCAAGTAAAAGGTGGTGAGGCAGATAATGTTGTACTAGCAAGTAAGTGTAATTTTCCATCACATTACGATAAAAAAAATTTACCAGAAAAAGTTAAAGAATTAAGAGTTTGGTATACAGGAGCAACAAGATCCAAACAAACTTTACACTTGCTTGGAACTAATCATCAGTATAATTTCCCTTTAGGAAAATATTTTAAATTATACGAGGCAAACTATGACTCATAAAGATTTATTCAAAGAATTAACCTACGACTCTCTAAATAAACAAGTTGATGGAAATCATTATTCTAAAATGAAAATTCAACCCGCTTATTTTATTAACGAAAATAATTTACCATTTGCTGAGGGCAACGCTATAAAATATATTTGTAGGCATAAATTAAAGGGAAAAGTAAAAGACATAGATAAAGCTATACATTATTTAGAAATGATTAAGGAAAGAGACTACTCTTGATGTATGTATATTCATTGTCGATAGTGCTAATGATATTTGGTTTTATATGCTTACTATTTCTTTTATGGAATAATGAAAAATGATTAAAACAAAAATTGTTGATAATTGGTTGGATAGTGATTTTAGTGATTTTTTAAGTAATTACTTCTTACGTAAATACCCACATTTTTATAATGAAATGTCAAACTCTGGCAAGGATGAAGATAATATATTTTATTCATCTGATATAGATCATGAAAATCCAATAGCTATATTTTTAATGGCAAAATTAAGAAAGTTATTTATGGTTAAATTAATAGTGCACCGTATACATATTAATATTCAACATCCAAGCATGAATGGATCATTTCACGATGACCCAAACGATATTACAGCTGTATATTTTGTGACTAAATCATTACACAATAGTGGTGAATTAGTAATTGGTGATGAAATTATAGATTTTAAAAAAAATAGATTAGTTTGTTTTGATTCAAAAATTTTACATAAAGGTTTAGCTCCTGCAGAGGGAGTTAGGATTTCTTTATCTTTTAACTTAGAAGTGATGAATAAGGATAATAAATGACCCATCAATTAAATTTTGTTTACAATGATTCAGATTGGATATGTCCTAGCGAGTATCCTGACTTATCAAAAGCATCAGAAATAGCTATTGATCTTGAAACAAAAGATCCAAATATTAAAACAAAAGGATCTGGTTGGGCTACATTTGATGGCCGTATTGTAGGATTTGCCGTAGCTGCATTAGGGCAACAATGGTATTTCCCAATATCACATGATGCAGGTGGTAATATGGATCAAGCTGTAACGTGTGCTTGGATGCAACACGTATTAAGAACTCCTGCCACAAAAATTTTTCATAATGCTTCTTATGATGTAGGTTGGTTACTTGTAAATGGCTTTGAGATAAAAGGTAAAATTGTTGATACTATGATCGCAGCTGCATTAATTAATGAGAATAGATTTAGTTTTAGTTTAAATGCGTGTGCTAAAGATTATTTAGGTGAAATAAAAAACGAAACATTTTTAAATGAAAAGGCAAAAGAGTGGGGCATAGATGCTAAAGCTGATCTTTGGAAACTTCCTGCGGGTTATGTCGGGTTTTATGCTGAACAGGATGCAGGTTTAACTTTAAGGTTGTGGGAAAGATTTAAAACAGAAATAAATAAACAAAACTTGTTTGACGTGTGGGACATGGAAATGGAATTGTTACCCATTTTAATTGAAACTAGACAGACAGGGATAAGAGTAGATGAAGAAAAGGCTGCACAATTAAAAAAAGAATTTAAAAAAAAAGAGTCTGAGGTTTTACATGAAATAAAATCTCAGACCACACTTGATGTAGACATATGGGCTGCAAGAAGTGTTGCTCAGATATTTGATAGAATAGGTGTTGATTACCCACGGACACCGAAAACCGGAGAGCCAAGCTTTACCCAAAACTGGTTAGTAAACTGTGATAACCCGATAGCGCAACTAATAAGACAAGCAAGAGAAATAAATAAATTCCATTCAACATTCATAGACTCCATTCAACGTTACGTTTACAAAGGTAGGATACACTCTGAAATAAATCAATTAAGATCTGACCAAGGTGGCACTGTATCTGGACGTTTATCATATTCAAATCCTAACTTACAACAAATTCCTGCAAGAAACAAAGAGTTTGGAAACAAAATTAGAAGTTTGTTTCTACCTGAAGAAGGTAGGCAATGGGGTAGCTTTGACTACTCACAACAAGAGCCTAGGCTTGTTGCACACTACGCTGCATCTGTTAATGATCAATTTTCTGGTGCAGCGGAGTTTATTGAATCTTACAAAAACGAAGCTGCAGATTTTCATCAAATAGTAGCTGATATGGCACAGATAACTAGAACCCAAGCTAAAACAATCAATCTTGGTTTATTTTATGGCATGGGTAAAGCAAAACTTAGTAAGGAGCTTGGTATTTCAAAAGATAGAGCAGAACAATTATTAAGAAAATATGGTGAAAGGGTGCCTTTTGTAAAAGGATTAGCAACTGAGGTATCTAATTCTGCTTCTAAATATGGCTTTATTCGGACAATAAAGGGGCGTAAATGCCGATTCGACATGTGGGAGCCCAATTCCTTTGGGATGAATAAGGCAATGGATTATGAGGCTGCTAAGGCCCATTACGGTAACAACATACGAAGAGCTTTTACATATAAAGCTTTGAATAGATTAATACAGGGCTCTGCTGCAGATCAAACAAAACAGGCCATGATAAACTGTTATAAGGCGGGTTATAAACCTATTCTTCAGATACATGATGAATTATGTTTTTCTGTGGGCTCTGATAAAGAAATTGAAGGAATAAAAAATTTAATGGAGAATGCTGTTGAAGAACTTAGAGTGCCTTCCAAAGTTGATATTGCAATCGGACGATCCTGGGGAGAAGCTAAAGAATAGTGACCCCTGCACAAAGTGCAAGGGCGTTAAAACTATTCCGATTTATCTTCAGAGTCAGACTCGGGTTCCTTGTCCTGATTGTTCTCCAACTCCTTCTTTTTTTCGGACTCGAGGATTTTTTTAAGTTCCTTATAATAGTTTGGATGATACCATACCATGAGCTCTCCTTTTTTTATTTATATCCTATTATACCATGAACGTTTTTTTGATTTTTTATTTTGTTGAATTCTAGAGGGTCTGTCAACGCAGGGGTTTTATTCTGGATGCGACACTGAATGCTTTTTTAAAAATCTTTTAATTTTATTTCAATTAGATCATTTGCTTCTCTACTGCCAAAAAGTCCTTCTATCATAAAGTCAGCTCCTAATATAATTCTATCATCATTATCTTTATTAACATGGGTGCCATGAACAAGCCAACTTGGAAAGATAACCAAAGATTGATCTTTAACATCTAGGGTCAATACCCTGCTATTAAAAACATTGTTTTGAATTATATCGTATTCAAAATAATATCCTTGTTCTAAAGGAGATCTTGCTATTTCTATATCCAATGCTCCTGATTTGCAATTTATATAATAAACAGTGCTAAGAAAACTATTTCTATGAGTATGTGAATGATGTTTTGAATTTTTTTTATTAATTGCAATCCAACTTGAAGTTAATTTTAAATCATTATTTATCTGTAGAACATTTTTTTTGTACTCTTCGACTTTAATTGTTAAAAATTCTCTGACACTTTTCATCACATTATTATTTAAAATGAAAATATCTTTTGTTACTTTTAATTTATCTTTTACAAAATCTCTTGAATTATATTCTAATGATAAGATATAATTCATCTGTTCTTCATTTAATTTAAAATCTACTTTTTCATGACTGATTGGCGTAGCACCAAAAGCTGTAATACTATTTATCATTTATAACTCTACCCGCAGCTCCTCTATGTCTTGATTTCCAATTGAGTTTTAATTTTAAAACTTGATCTTCATCTCCATGACAGATGGTTATCAGATGACCTTTTTTTGTATCAGTAATCCAATATTTCTTATAATTATTAATGACTATGGTTTTATTTGAGGGCATAAGTCCCCTACACTTTATAACGAAAAGAGTTATTGCGCTAGTTTTATTTAACTAGCAATATCATAAAGACCGCTTTTAGCGTCTTCAACACTTTGATCATTGATCTTAGTTCTAAGATTTTTGATCTTTATATCAATCCACTTCATGTCAGGAGTTACTCTGCCCTGAGCTAACGCTTGTGTTGCCCACTTGGACTCCAGCTGAAGTTTCTCCGATATTAACTTTTGTAGTTGCATCTCGGTCAACCTCCTCATAGGTTAAAAATAAAAAGTCCGGATCTTCTAATCCAGAACCTTCATTCTCTGTTACATCCCCTGAGGTAACCTTTTTGCTAAACTCCTCAAGGGCAGCTTTATCGCTCTTAGCCTCAAGCATCTCATTAATATATATATTTTTATACTTTGCTTGGATGCGATATAGCTTCATGCATTATTATATATCAAAATGTGACTTAATTGCAACACTATGCAGGTGTTTTAGGTTTTGGTGGAGGCACTATCATTTCATCAAAGATTTTAACTTCTCTACACTCAAATTTTACAGCTAGTCTGCCAGTATTTACGACTTCTTCTTCAAATTTGTCTATGGCCTCAGCAGAAAAATTATAACCATATTTTGCACAATCTTTATAAGAATTAAACTCGACTCCTGGTATAGTTCCAGTATCACAGGTTTGAGCTGCGAATGAACATAAGTAAACTATTAGCACATATTTCATAAAATTATCCTTGCATATCCCATCAAAATGTTTATATTTAAATGATACAACAATGAGGATAACATGAAAAATGACAAAGAGAAAGCTGATCTGAGTGCGGCTGAAAAACTTGGTGAAGCTTTGATACTAAGACCTGAATGGGAGGTTAAACCTAAGGTTGCTGATATGGTGCATGAGTTTACTGTATCATTTAATGAAGCAACTTTGAACTTAACACTATCTGTGAATGGAGAAGAATACCGAACAATGGGCTGTAAAGATATCTTAAGTGGTAAAATTAAGTTCCATCAAGGTATAAACGAAATAAACAGTAAATTTAATCTATGGAAGTATGATGAAAAAAATTAGAAGCGACAGTGAGATTTTTGAAACTTGGTCAGACGATGTTAAAAAAATTTTAAACGAACTTCCTAGGTTAGCTATTGATGGGCAACAATTAGAATTCAAAGATGATGAGTATCAAGTTGTAATGAATAAATTACAACAATGTGCAATGAACTTTGAAAATTTTCCAATATATCCAATCAATGAAAGAATAGCGAATGAACTAATACAAGATCAGTTAAGGGGGTATGATGAAAGACCTGATTTTTAGCATGATCTTTATTTTTATATTAACCGTAATTCCTGCAAAAATTTTATTATTTATTTTTGGAGGCATTGCATACTTACTATTTTAAGGAGAAACAATGAACATAAAAAAATGGAAATCGTGTGCAGTTGATATCAATACTTATTGTGTTATTAGAGCAATGGGGCAGCAGGGTTTTAGAAGACCTGGCTCAATGATTGCCAAAATAGTCGATGATGAGGTCAAAAAGATAGCTAAAAAAGAGGGGAAAAGTTATCAAACCATGAAAGAGAATTTACTATCACAGGGTAAGAAATTACTTAATGGAAGTGGTAAATAAACCTGCAAGTTGGATGGTTAACCTTAAACTTGGGGTTGGAAAAGGGCCGGGAGACTGGCCCTTTTTTTGTTGCAAACAAGTCACAAATTTTATAATAAGATTACATATGTATTCCTAAGCCTAAATGAAAAGGTGAGGCTTTCAAAACACCTTATTAATCACTAACAACGACAAACAAATTAACTTTAATAAAAGGATATTTTGTGGGTAAAGCTATTAAAAAAAGTAGTGAAGAAGCACTTGATTCGGCTTTGGATAAATTAGTAATGATTTGTCCTAATAAAAAGACATACGATGAGCTGACGAGTTTAATGTTTCAGTTGTACTGTGGTAATGATTATGGGTTAGGAAATTTTAATTTATCTTTTCTTGATAAAATTGAGAAAAGATGGCAATCGGGCAGAAAAAAGGCAGCTGAGACCAGAGGCTTAAAATTGATTGTCAAGAATGCATAACCACGTTGCTACCATACATCCATATCTTTTCCCGCAGCGTGGGGATGCAGATGAAGACATCTAAAGAATTCATTAACGATACGATTGAGTTAGTTAAATCCATGGACGATGGCCTGGAGCGTATGGATTTTATAGAAGGTATTCATGAGAGTGTAGAACATGCCATTTATATGAGATATCCGCTTAAACAAGTAAGGGAATACCGTGACCTGCTCACCAAGCTTATTAAGAACTTTGGGCATTAAGTTGGCAAACGAACTTATAAAACCTAAAACTGATCCTGAACAAAGATTGTTTCAAGCGATCATTGTACAAGCTCTAGAAGATGCATTATCCGGTAGCGTGTTTAAAAAAGAAACTTATTGGAAGCATGATGCCCATAAGTGGTTTTTAGGTAATACTCAAGATTTTCAAGATGTGTGTTGGTCCGCTGATTTAGATCCGGAGTTTATTAGGGGTGAGTACATTAAAATGATTAAGGATAGAAAAATTATTTTTAATAGGTTACAGCAGTCTTGGATTAATTATAGAGAGTTATATAAACTGTATCGAAATGCTAGTTCTAAAGAGGAGAGAAAGAAGATTAGAGATTTGATAGCTCAGGAGAATAATAAAAGGTTAATGTAGTCATGGTGGGAAAATAAATTTTACTCCCGGGGGATGACCAAGAGAGCTAACTATCCCCCTGGAGAATGATGAGTATTCGTATGAAAAACTAACTAAAAAATTTTCCATGTCTTATTAATACCATAATTAGAAATATCCTGCAAATGAATCCTAGTTTATAATAGTTCTAAAGTAACCTTGTAATATTACGAAATATTACGGGACACCGGCCACCGGATAATTTCTATTATATAGATTATCTAGACCCCTAATAAAGAAAAAGTACCCCAGGGGGTAATAGTGGTGTATCTGGTGTATCTAGAGAGAAATAATGTAATAATAACAACAATTTAAGACGATTTAATGCTGTATCTATGGTGTATCTATGGTGTATCTATGGATACACCAGTCTTGCGGGAACGCAATCAGAAGTTTTTAGGGTAGTTACTTTTTGATGAAATAATCTATATAATAAAAAATATGAGAAAAAAAATGTTAATAGGAGGTTTACTTACCACACCTATCAAAAGTGCAGCTAAAAAACTTTTTAAAACCGGCACTAGAAAAACACAACAGATTGTGAAAGAAAGTGGTGGTACGAGAGAACAAGCAAAAAGAGATGTAAAATCTGCTATTAGGGATGAACTTAAAACTAAATTAAGTAAAAAAGATGTTACTATTTCTAATCCACTTTATAACAGAAAAAAAAGACGAATGTTAATTAAAGATATTAATTTATTGAAATAATTATGGGTTTAAAAAAGAAAGAGTTAAGAACTGATGATGACCTAACTCCAAAACAAAAAATGTTTGTGGAGATATTGGTTCAAGATCATGGTTCTATTACACAAGCTGAAGCTTTAAAAAGAGCAGGTTATGTTATGAAGGAAGAGAAGGGTTATGCATCATATGCATCTCAACTGTTAAGCAGAAAGTATAATCCACATGTGGCCTCTTATTATGATAAAAGATTTGAAAAGGAACTACAAAAATATAAAAGTGATAACCTTAGAAGATACAAAAGATTCGAAAGACTTGCTGACAAAGCTGAGAAAAAAGATCAATACGCAGCTGCTATTAATGCTGAATATAGATCTGGCCAATTAGCAGGTGCTTTTGTAGATCGTAAAGAAGTAACAGTTACAGGCTTGGAGGGTATGTCACGTGAGCAACTTGAAAAAAAATTACAAGAGCTTTCAGATAAGATCGATGGGCACAACTCAAAAACAATTGAGTCCAAAGATTTTGAAGAAATTACAAAAAGCTAGTTGGTCTGAGTTTTTAACGGTCTTTAACCAAGTACACAACTCTACAATCTTTACATCTGTTGGTAATATCAAGGTTAAGATAGATGACTAAAAGTAAAAAGAAAATAACAATTAATAAAAAAGCTAAAAATTGGAGAGATAAATATCCAATGGTTTCTGTTGATTGGTTGGATATTGTATCAAATGCTAGTTGGTGTAGTTTTGAAGAATTACAGAAGTCTAAATTAGCTAAGTGTACATCTAAAGGTCATTTGTTTAGTCAGGCCAAGGGTATTACTAGATTATTTTCTGATTGCAGCACTAAAGATAATGGAGAGATAGAGGAGATAGGAAATACTACTATTATTCCTAATTCAGTTATAGTAAAAGTAACTAAAATATGAAACTGATTGAGAACTTTTTGCCTGAGCCTTTGCACAAAGGTTTGTGCAATATTATGTGGTCAAGAAATTTTACTTGGTTAAATGAGACGACAGACATTACTCATAACAATGACATTTATTTGCCTCAAAAGATAGACTTTGATGCTAAAATTAAGCAGCAACATTATCTGTTTACGTTAGAACCTGAGAAGAAATTTTCGGAATATTTTGACCAAATAATGTTTCCTATAATGGGTAGAATAAATTTTACATCTATACAAAGAGCTTGGGTTAATAATTACATTTGGTATCCTGAACCAACTAAGTATTGTTTTCATAGAGATGAGAGATATCCTCACACAGTTTATTTATATAGCTTAAATACCTGTAATGGGTATACAGAGTTTGAATCTGGAGAGAAGTTTTATTCAAAAGCTAACTCAATGTTAGTATTTGATGGCCTAAAAAAGCACAGGCCAGTAAGCCAAACTGATACACCTATTCGAACTAATATTAACATAGTTGTGCTTTAAGTTTAGTTAATAGATGTCTAGTAAAAACAGAGAAAGTTTGTTGTGGCAGAAAGTAAAAAAAGGACTTAACAAATGCTTTTTAACCCGCATAGAATCTAGTACAATTAATGGAATACCAGATATTCACGGTGTTAGTGACGGTAAAATTTTTTGGGTTGAACTTAAATCTGATGAACATAATTACCCTAAACTAAATAAGTGGCAAATCGTTTGGATAAACAGGTATGTTAAAGCAGGTGGGAATGTATTTATCTTGGCAGAGACCCCTTCGAAGAGGTCTCTTAAACTGTACAGACCGGTGTCCGGTTTTACTGATCCTCGTTCACTGATCTCGTTTGCCTCGTTCTCGTTCCCGTTACACTGGCCAACGGTCCAGCAGCGTCTCCTCCGGGAGCTGGTGACTGAAGTAACGTGAACTTCGTTCTCGTTTCCTGGCCTCGTGTTATTTTACCTCTTTGTTGTTGCACGGGGCCTGGAGACGAGATCCTGCAGCTGGTGCTCGTTTCTCGTTCTCGTTAGAAAGGCGAACCTCGTTCTCGTTTACAGGACACTGGGGCTCTCCCGGGCAGCAGACAGCTGGGGGCTCCTGCAGGACAGCTGGTTGACAATTATCCCATGATATCGTATCGTCTAGGAAAACAACAAAGGAGAAACATGACAGAGTTCAATGAAGACATCGGCCTCGTTCAAACAGAAAACAAAGCTCGTTCTTACCAAAGTAAAGTAAATGAGCTCCAGCAGCGTATGACTGAGCTGACGGATCTTTGTGCTGATGCGATAGCAAGACTTCCCGAAGAACACCAGTGGTATTTCGAAGCCCGACTCGAGAAAATAAAAAATAAAAGAAGTTGACAAATATCCCATCTCATCTTATGTTCTGAGCTGCGCTAACCAAGGAGGAAAAGATGAAAGGAAAAGTTCGAAACAATGATGACGTCCGGATTCTCGAGAAAGAGGATAAACCAGTGGCCGGTAAAGTATACGCTCTTACCGGGGGACCTGGATCTCGCTGCATCGCTAATGGTAACAGCTGGGCGGAGAGTGAAGTGAAGGATGTAGACCCTGCAGCTGGAGAAGTTAGGTGACTATAGCTGTCGTTTATTTAGTATTTCTCTTCATGTGGCCAACACTTACGTTGGCCAGTACTGGGATCCTGGTGCTCGTTCTCGCAGGACTATTATGATGCACCTTGTCTCGTTTAGGGTTTGGCACCAGCGCACAAGCCAGGACACTGAGCTTCCCCCCCCAGCGTACTTCATGCTATGTAAATGTTTTACAGAAAAAAAAATAAAAAAGGGGGTTGCATCATTAATGGGATTTGATAAGATAATAGGGTGACGTGGATTGACAGAACACATAAAGTGTTCGCCTTGCTAGACAAGAGCATACCCACGTCACTTAAAAATAACAAAGGAGAAGATATGGGATTAGACCAACACGCACATCTTCGTGGTAAAAAAGTAGATTGGGAAAAGTACTTTAATGAAGATGATTATGGAGATAGGGAGAAGGTTTTCGTTTGGCGAAAACACGCAAGGCTTCAAGAGTTCATGGCTAGAAAATGGGCAGAACAAAACCCTGCAATAAAAGTAGAGGGTATGTTAGCACATTTAGGTTTTAATGCTGACCAAGAAGCACCCTGTTATTTGACCGAAGATGTCGTTAAAGAGTTAGGACAACAGATAGAAAAAGGTTTTTCTGACTATCACGCTGAAGATGGATTTTTCTGGGGGCAACAGTTCCAAGAGGAATCAGTCAAAGAGTACAAAGAGCAAGACATCAAATTTTTAAAATTTTGCGAACAAGCCATAAGCGAGGGCAAGGTCGTAGAATATTGGTGCAGTTGGTAATGCCGAAAGAAAAGAAACGAGCCGACAATGTCGGCTCGTGTCGTGTCAAGAGTTGGGCGATAGTTTTAGAATGGGAAAGACCTGACGGCACGTGGTACACGGAAACTAAAACGGAAATACCCAATCGTGTTAGTGGACAAATAGATGATTATATTACGGAGTTAGAAGATGAAAAAAAAGAATAATGGCTCGGCTCGTTCTCGTAAGGCAGGGCAAATTGAACAAGATAAGAGGACTTTAGAGATTACCCAGTCGGCAGGTCGGCTATTTGGTCGGCTATTTGGTGCAAAATCTGTACAAGTAGAGGTTGAGCCAATACTTAAAAAAATAAATGTAAAAAGATTAAATTAACTGTTGCAATAATCATGGGATTTAATAAGATTATAAAGTATTCATAAGAATACATTAACACAACAAAGAGAGGTCTATGACACAAGTAGCAAAAAGACTAAAGCAAGATGAAAAGAAAATAATCTTGTCTTATGTCCAAATGAAACTTAAAGCAAACAGACTAGCTAAAGAGTTGGACACAATGAAACAAAACATTGTGGATTGCTTTGAGAGAACAAAACAAAACTTAATCATTGTTCAAGATGAACAAGGAAATAGTTTTGGATTACAAAAAATAAATCGTAAGCGAAAGAAATTTGAAACAGCAAATTTCAAAATTGCTCATAACGATTTATACAATAAGTTTACAACTGAAATAGCTTATTGTGAGTACAAAGCAATCGGAGATAATGATGCCAAATAATGACCTTATTAACATTGCTAAAGTACTAGCTGAAAGAGTAGGGGAGAAGACCCCTACTCAACTAGCTGACATGGTTATTGATAATGGAGTTAAGAAACAACTCAATTACGAAATCATGTTTCAGTTATTAATGGGTGAGTGTGAAAAGCACATACTTGAAAATGTAGGTAACCCTGTTGTTGATGAATTTAAAACAAATGTTTTAAATAAATTTTCAACATTGGTACAAGCTCTGCACAACCCAGAATAATCATGTGAAAACCAATAGCCCGTACGGGCTATTGGTGTATCTGTTAGAAGGCTCTTTTTAAATTTTTAGCTGCTAAAAAAAACACGTCTTTTGCCATCTGCGTTTGGGTACACGGTTTGCTATGCAAAGAGGTTTACAAAGCAATATACATAAATATACTAGGGTCCCAAACGGTATGAATATTGAAAATCTTACAGAAGAAGAAATAAAAGATAGAATTCTTAGAAAGCAATTAGAGTGGATCAAGTTATGCCAGGATAATTTTTTAGTTTTTGCAGAAAGTGTTTGGCAAGATTTTATTTACAGAAAAACAAAGGACCCAAAGAAAATGGGGCACCATCAAATAATAGCTAGAGCCTTTGAAAATATAGCAGACGGTGATGATAAGAGGCTCATTATCAATATGCCTCCTAGACATACTAAATCTGAATTTGCATCTTATTTATTCCCCGCTTGGTTTATTGGTAAGTATCCAAAGAAAAAAATTATGCAAGTTTCACATAATGCTGAACTTGCTTCAAGGTTCGGTAGCAAAGTTCGAAACTTAATGAACACCAAGGAGTATAAAGAGATCTTTGGTAATGTTACACTGCGAGAGGATAGTAAGGCAAAAGGCCGATGGGAGACTAATCATGGGGGCGAATATTTTGCAGCGGGGGTAGGCGGTTCTATCACAGGACGAGGGGCGGACTTACTTATTATCGATGACCCACATACTGAACAAGATTCAATGTCAGACTCTGCAATGGAACGAGCATATGAGTGGTATAGCTCTGGACCTAGACAACGTTTACAACCTGGAGGAAGAATATTAGTTGTTATGACTCGTTGGGCAACGGATGATTTAACAGGAAGATTAGTTAAGGCTCAATCAGAAATAAAAGCAGACAAATGGAAAGTGATTGAGTTTCCTGCAATCTTACCAAACGATGAACCTGTTTGGCCTGAGTATTGGAGTAAAGAAGATTTATTATCTGTCAAAGCTTCAATCTCAACAAAAAATTGGAATGCACAATACATGCAGGACCCAACCTCAGAAGAAGGTGCAATTGTAAAAAGGGAATGGTGGCAAGATTACGATAAGGAGCATTTACCAAAACTACTACACGTAATACAATCTTATGATACCGCATTTAGTAAAAAAGAAACTGCTGATTACAGTGCAATTACAACGTGGGGTATTTTTGAACCGGTGCAAGGTTATGAAAAATGTATAATACTTCTTGATGCACTCAAGGGTCGGTATGACTTTCCAGAGCTTAAAAATGTTGCATTAGAGCAATATCACTACTGGGAACCGGAAACCGTAATTATTGAGGCTAAAGCCTCAGGTCAACCATTAATACATGAATTAAGACGAGCAGGTATACCTGTAGTAGATTATGTACCAGCAAGAGGCAGAGATAAGCATACACGTATAAATAGCTGTGCCCCAGTATTTGAGTCTGGTATGGTATATGCCCCTTTAGATCAACATTTTGCTCAAGAGGTAATAGAGGAAGTAGCAGCATTTCCTAACGGACAATACGATGACTATGTAGACAGCATGACCCAAGCTGTGTTAAGATATCGGCAAGGTGGATTTGTTTCAACGTACTCGGACGATTGGGATGACCCACCAATGAAATTAGAAAAAGATTATAAATATTATTAGGAGTAATTATGCCACGAAGAAGTATGAAATCGCCTGAGCAATTAAAAAAGGAACAAGAAGAAAGAGGTCTTGCTAAAGAAAGAGCAAAAGAAAATAAGTATTTAACAGGTGGCCAAGCAAAAATTGCAAAAAAAGCTCCTCCATTTGATAAAATTGACGAAAAAGATTTTGCAGTCCTTAGAGCAGAAAAAGCAAAAGGTAGAGGTAAAGGTTTACAAGATGAAAAAGTAAAACCTGGTAAAGTTATGAAAGCAGCACTTGGTGCAGCAGCTTTAGGTCTTGGTGCAAAAAAAATGAAAAAGAAAGGTATGATGTTACCTGTGGGTTTTGGTATGACTTCTATGAAAGCTAAAAAGATGAAAGAAATTCTTGGTAGAAAAAGAGGCGGAATGAATCATGGTAAAGTTATGAAAGCTAAAAGAGGTAGATTAACTTTTGATGATAAATTTAAAATGCAAGAGAAAGGTATAATTGATAAAAAAACTGGTAAACTTAGTCCAGCTCATGAAAGTTTTTTCAAGAAAACTCCAAGAAGTAAAATAGAAATAATGGCAAAAACAGGAGTAAATCCTGATCTTCCAAAAGCTAAACCAGGTCCATTTACAACAAAAAAACAGATAGAGAAAAATTTAGAAACTACAAAAAAAGAAGCGAGTAGATTTTTGGAAAGAAGAAAAAAATTATCTGGACGACTTCCAATACCTAAGGGTGGAAAAATAGGTGCAGCTGCAGCAGCGGTAGCTGCAACAGCAGCAGGTATTAAAAAATTTATGGAAAAAAGAAAAGAAAACAAAAAGAAAAAAATGGGTGGTGGTTTAGCCGCTGCTACTGAAAGACTTAAGGCTCAAGGTAAAATGGGCGGTGGCATGATGAAGAAATACAATACAGGTGGCGATGCTAATACTATGAAAAACAAAGACAGACTTACTGAAAGTGATATTCAAAAAGCAAAAAGATTGGTTAAAAGTCCAAGACAAAAAGCTTTAAATGTTTCAAAAACAACAATGGCTATTTTAAAAGGAGCAAGAGATTTTCGTTCTGCGTATAATAGAGATAAAGCAAAAGTTCAAAAGAGAATGGGTGGTGGCATGATGATGAATAAACCCATGGGTTATAAATCTGGTAAGTCTATAAAAGTAAAATGCAAACTAGGTAGAAATAAACCTACAAAAATGTACTAGGAGGGACCGATGTCCCTGAAGAATATTCTTACAGGACTGGGACGTAGAATTCTTGGCGGTAAAAAAGAATCAGCTACACCGGCTACCGGACAACAACAACGTCAAATAACTTACGAACCAAAACCATCACAGGCCCAAGGTCAAGAGTTAGCTACTAGAGAAATTAGAAATCCACCAGTTGTATTAAAAAAAACAAAACCATTACAGATGGGTGATGACATTGCACCTGCCTTTGGTTCATCTACTTATGATTGGGCTATGAGAATTGGTAGATCTAAATATTCAGCTGATGAATGGCTAAATCATTTAACATCAACACGGAAAGTAAATTTTAAAATTTTTGGTAAACCTGCAACTAAAACGGTTAGAGAACCTAAACGATTTAAATATGATAGTGGCCCTTTTGCCGGTAAAGAAGTTAACGTATCCAGAGAAGAATTATTTGATTCTAATTTAGCAATATTTAATGATGCAGGAGACCTGACAGGTGGATTACTTTATGCTGCTAAAAAATTTGGTCTTAAATTAGATGCCAACGAAGTTGGTGCCATGCTTAAATTAAATCCGATAAATAGATTACAAGCTATTGAACTTGGTGTGCAAAAAGGTGCACAAGAAAAGTTTGAAGTGGCTTTAAAAGGTATGACTGATTCGATTAATAAACTTAAACAAAAGTTCAGTGCTGATACTGATTTAGTTTCGATTTTTGATGATGCCTTATACCAAATGGAAGGTATGAAAAATGCTCAAGTAGGCAAATCAGCATTTAATACTTTAAGAGATACATTAAGAAGAGCAAAGGCGAGACCTGACGTAAGAGAGCAGGATAAAGCTTTACTTAACAAAGCTGAAGCTGAACTTAATATAGCTGCTGCACCTTTAAGAAATAATAAAACTAAATATCAAACTGAAACAAGTTATACTTTACAAGGTGGCAAAGATTATAGAGAAACAATTTTTCATTTACCTGAAGATATAGTTACTAATACTCAACTAAGAGATAAAGGCGGTCACTTTTCTGACATATTACCTAACACAAATAATATTTATCACATCAGGTATGACACAAGATTTACACCTGAGGGTAAAAAAGTATTCATGATTAATGAAATACAATCAGATGTGAATCAATCTATTTCAAAAGCATTACAAAAAAATCAACAACTATCAGGAGAATTTAGAACAAATCCATTTAATGCAGATGTCGAGTTAAATTTGTTAATTAATAGAAGAGGCAAATTAATGAATGATTTAAACGAAGCGATTGATGTTCAAGATTTTGGAAGAGTAAATGCAATTAAATCAACTTTAGATAATGTTAATAAAAAATTAACAAAAATGACAAGCGTTAGGTCAGGTGAAATGAGAGACTATTTTCCTATGGTTGAGTCTGATGCATATGCAGATCATGCTATTAAATATTTATCACAAAAGGCTGCTAGAGAAAATGTTGATTTTATCGCTGTAGCACCGTTTGATAAATTAAGTTTCAGACAAGGATATAAAGCAGGTAACGAAAGATTTTATGGTTATGCAAATGGTAAAGGAATTGGTAAAAGAGGTAAAGCAATATTACCAGATGTAATGTCAAGATTAGCAAGGTTCTATAATACAAAAGCAGGACCCACAAAAATATCATTATCTGATCCTAGTAAACCCTACAAACAAACAGGGACTAATACTTTTAAATATCCAACAGATCATCCTCTTAAAGGCAAAGAAATTAAAAGTAAATATCACATGGATGCGTTTGCAAAACAAGATGCAGGTGGCACAAAACCTTTTATTGATGCTAATGATCCAAGGTTGTATTTTGATGCGTTTGCTATAAAAGTAACGCCAATGATGAGACAAACACAAAAAACCTATAAGTCTCAAGGAGGACTTGTGGTAGATATATTTAACACAATGAGGTACAATTAAGAATGGCTGTAGAAAATAACAATCAAACTGTTGTCGAAGAAGACAAAATTGAAGAAACTGAGGTAACACCTGAGGGCTTACCAGTAGACGTACAAGTTGAAGGTGAAGAAGTGGTCGAAGAAAGACCTCAAGATGATTTCAATGCTAATCTTGCAAATAACATGGATGAGAGAACTCTCAAAGACATGGCAAGAGAACTTATTCAGGAATATAAAAAAGATAAACTTTCAAGAAAAGAATGGGAAGATGCTTACATAAAAGGGTTAGATTTGTTAGGAACTAAATATCAAGAAGTAACAAAGCCATTTAAAGGAGCTTCCGGTGTCACCCATCCATTATTAGCAGAGTCAGTTACACAGTTCCAAGCACAAGCATATAAAGAACTAGTACCAAGTGATGGCCCAGTGCGTACACAAACTGTAGGTTTAATTACACCGGCTATCGAACAACAATCTGAAAGAGTTAAAGATTACATGAATTACCTTCTTATGGAGGAGATGGAAGAATTTACAACTGACATGGATCAGATGTTATTTTATTTACCACTATCAGGATCTACATTTAAAAAAATTTATTATGATGCATTACTAGATCGACCTGTATCTAAATTTGTACCTGCTGAAGATTTAGTAGTTCCTTACTTTGCATCGGATTTAAAAGATTGCGAGAGAATAACACATGTCATTAAAATGACACAAAACGAAGTTCTTAAAAAACAAGCTGCTGGATTTTATAGAGATATAGAATTAATTGAATCAAATACTGAGCCTGATGAAGTTCAAAAAAAATTAAATCAATTAGAAGGAATAAAAAGAACTGGTGATGATTATCTACATAATATTTTAGAAATGCATGTAGACTTACACTTAGAGGACTATGAAGAGTTCGATGACAAAGCTAAAAAAATTAAAATACCATACTTAGTGACTATTGATGAAGGTTCAGGAGAAATTTTATCTATCTATAGAAATTACAAAGCGGAAGATCCAGGCTATTCAAGAATAGAATATTTTGTACATTATAAATTTTTACCAGGATTAGGTTTTTATGGTTTTGGTTTAACTCATATGATTGGTGGTTTATCACAAACAGCAACCCAGGCATTAAGACAATTGATTGATGCAGGTACTTTAAAAAATTTACCAGCAGGATTTAAATCTAGAGGTATTAGAGTAAGAGATGACGATCAACCGATACAACCTGGAGAGTTTAGAGATGTTGATGCACCAGGTGGAAATATTAGAGATCAGTTTTTCAACCTACCTTTTACAGAGCCAAGCACTACTTTATACAACCTTTTAGGTTTTGTAGTACAAGCAGGACAAAAATTTGCAGCCATCACTGACTCAAATATAGGTAATGATGTTCAAAATAGAGCTGTTGGGACTACGATGGCACTAATGGAGCGTGGTTCACGTGTTATGAGTGGTGTCCATAAGCGTTGTTACTATGCAATGCGTTTAGAATTTAAAATTTTAGCAAGAATTTGTGGTGAATCTTTACCTCCAACGTATCCTTATGATGTTTATGGTGGTCCAAGAGAAATAAAAGCCTCTGATTTTGATAATAGAATAGATATTTTACCCGTTGCAGACCCAAATATTATGTCTATGGCTCAAAGAGTTACTCTTGCACAGACACAATTACAAATTGCTAGTTCAAATCCTCAAATGCACAACCTTCATGAAGCATATAGAAGAGTTTACGAGGCATTAGGTACAAAACAAATCGAGGCAATACTTAAACCACCGCCAAAACAACCTGAACCGTTAGATCCAGCTAAAGAAAATGCACGAGCATTACAAATGAAACTGCTTGTTGCGTTTGAATTTCAAGATCACGATGCACACATAGCTGCACATATGGCATTTATGGCATCAAGAATGGTTCAAATTAATCCACAAGTTTATGCATTGATGCAATCACACATATCTGATCACATTTCATTCAAAGCGAAGGCAGAGGTTAAGGCAATGATGATGCAAGATCAGCAAATGATGGTCATGTCACAACAAGATCCTGAAAATTTTAAGATTATGTTTGATGCAGAGGTCGCAAAAGTTGCAGCGAGAATAACTTCTGAGCTTGTACAAACTGAAATGCAGTCAAATGCTGCTAAACAAGACCCACTTGTTAGAATTAAACAACAAGAAGTTGATTTAAGAGCTATGGATATGCAAAGAAAAGCAGAAGAAGTTAAATTTAAACAAGATCAAGAGAATGAAAGGGCTGCTGCAAGATTAAATTACGATTATGATAAACTTCAACAACAAGATGAACAATCTGACGAGAGATTAAAAGTAGCGAGAGAAAAACTTGAGAAAAAATAGGGACCCAAAAATAGGAACTGGTAAAAAACCCAAAGGTTCGGGTAGGAGGTTGTATACTGATGAGAATCCTAAGGATACTGTTGGAATTAAGTTTGCGACTCCTACTGATGCTCGTAAAACTGTTGCAAAAGTTAAGAAGATATCTAAACCGTTTGCAAGAAAAATACAAATCTTAACTGTTGGAGAGCAACGTGCTAAGGTTATGGGTAAATCAGAAGTAGCTAGAATATTTAAAGCAGGTAAAAATGCGATCAGAAGGACAAAAAAAGCGTAAAGGACTAAGTGGAGGAGTCAAATTTGGGCCACCGCCTAAAAGAGGACCAAATCCACAAGGGATTAAACTTAAAAATGTCAAAAAACAGTTACGAAAAGCTATCAAAAAAGTTTAAAATAATTTATCTTGCTGGTCTTTTTGACGGTGAGGGAAGTTTTGGGTTTTGGTCAAAAGGTAAAAATAGAGGACGTATTTTTGAGTGTAAAGTTGAAATGGCTGATAAAGATCTAATACTTAGATTTAAAGATATGTTTGGGGGGTGGTTATTTTTTGCAAAAAGACGTAAATTAAAACACAAAGATACTTGGTGTTGGCGTGACAGAGGGCCAAGGGCTTTTGCAATTATTGATAAAATGATAAACTTTATGAGTAAAAGAAGACAGGAGAAATATTATGTGGTTAAGCGCAATAAAATTAGCAGTCTCAGCAGGAAGTAAAATTTACGCTAACAAACAAAAGACGAAAATGGCGATGTCTGAGGCACAACTATTACATGCTGATCGTATGGCACGAGGTGAGGAACAATACCAAGGTAAATTGTTAGAGGCTCGTCAATCAGACTGGAAAGATGAGGCAGTCCTTATAATTCTTAGTTTGCCAGTGGTAGTTTTGGCTTGGGCTGTTATATCAGATGACCCAACTGCTATGGATAAGGTAAAATTATTCTTCGAAATGTTCTCACAGCTCCCATCATGGTTTACTAATTTATGGATCTTGGTTGTGGCTTCAATTTATGGTATAAAAGGAACACAAATATTCCGTAACGGAGGAAAAAAATGAAAAAAATATGGAACTGGATAAAAAAATTATTCACACCAGAAAGAGTAGCACCAACTATTGATTCTGTAAAACCTAAAGTTGATTTAACAGGACTTACAAAGGGTGATATTAAAAAACTTAAAGCACAAGGAAAACTATGACTAAACTATGTCCGAGAGGTAAAGCCGCAGCGAAGCGAAAATTTAAAGTATATCCGTCAGCATATGCTAACGCATACGCAAGTAAAATCTGTGCAGGTAAAATCAAAGATCCATCAGGAGTTAAGAGAAAAGATTTTAGAGGACCAAAACCTGCTAAAGTTGGTATGGCTGTAACTGCAGGATCACAATCAGGAACCGGTAGATTACAAAAGTCAGGATTGATGAAAGCTAAAAAAGGCAAGATGATGATTATGATTGCTATTGGAAAACCTGTTAAAAAATCCAAAGTTAAAAAAGCAAACAAAGGTGCAATCATGAAAGTTGCAAATAAATTAGAAAAAGCATCTCAAGCTCATGCAGGTCAAGCTAAAACTTTAAAATCAATCAAACTATCAAGAGGTGGTGGAGCTGCTATCAAAGGTATAGATTTCAAAGGCACGTTCTAAATGCAAAAGAACATCCAGTATATGAAGTCTGGAGGACTAAAGAAATGGTTCCAACAAAAATGGGTAGATATAGGTAGTAAAAAAGCAGATGGGTCTTTTGCTAAATGCGGTAGATCAAAACAAAAAGCAGATGCAAAACGTAAATATCCAAAATGTGTGCCATTAGCAAAAGCAAGAAGAATGACAGAGGGACAAAGAAAATCAGCTGTAGCTAGAAAAAGAGCAGTAGCACAAGGTGTTGGTGGTAAACCAACAAATGTCAAAACATTTGCAAAAAAAGCATGATTAAGGTAAAGATTCGTTATGAATCTTAGACAAAGTCTTTTGAAGGCATTAGAGGATAAATATAATGCACAAATCTCAGAAGCAGATGCAACAATTCAAATATATTTAGAAAAACCTGTTGGTATTGGAGAGCACCCACAACATTTAGAAGAGATAGATAAACTTGTAGAAAAAATAGCAAACGCTGAAGAAAAATTAAAAATATTACAAGAATTTAAAATATGATTAGAGGTGACAGCGTAGAATATGAACTTTTAAAAAAGTGGTGTGAGACTTTACCCTTTTATGATAAACCAAAATCCGTCACAACTTGTGAGATAGGTGTAAGAGAAGGTTTAGGATCACAAATCATTATGATGACTATTACACCCAGAATAGGCAAAGTAGATTATCAGCATTATGCAATCGATCCCTATAATGATTTAGAATATCAACATGTTGATGGAAAAGCTTCATGGAAAGAAACAGGAACAAAGCCACCTACTTATTCTAATTCAATGAGAGATCAAATGGTAAAAGATTTTTCAGGAAATCCTTATTTTAAATTTTATAATATGACGGATACTGATTATATGAATATATTCAATCTTTCTAACACTGTGTTTGATTTAGTTTTACTTGATGGCCCACATACTACAAAAGATATTTTAAGAGAAGCTTTATGGTTTGCAGATCGATCTAGAGTAGGCACAAGAATTATTGTTGATGATTATTGGGTAGCTAATTATGATGTAATAAAAGGATCTCTATTGTATTGGAATTTTAAACCAATAGAGCAAGGTAAAAGCAAAGTTTGTTTTGAAAGAGTTAAATAGTGGATATAGATACAATATCGTTAGTACAAAGGCAGATTAAAAAGAAAATACTCCAACTCAAAGATCACGCTATATATGGTGTTGACACCATGGAAAAACTACAATATGTTAGGGGTCAAATCAGATCATTAGAGGATCTGCAACAGGATCTAAAAGACCTGCTGACACGAACGGAGTATAAAGATGAACAAGTCCACGGAGACACCGAAACGGACTGAAGCACTTCTTGATGCATACAAAGAAAAACAAGAAGTAGAAACAGTCCTCGATCCAAAAGCGATCAATAAATCAGTATTAGAGAAGTTACCATCACCAACAGGTTATAGACTTTTGGTTTTGCCTTATGCAGGGCCAAAAAAAACTAAAGGTGGTATTATTTTATCTGATACTACACAAGAAACTATACAAATGACTACAGTATGTGGTCTTGTGCTTAAAATGGGAGATCTTTGTTATCATGATAATGAAAAATTTCCTAAAGGACCTTGGTGTAAACTGAATGATTGGGTTATCTTTAGTAGGTACGCAGGATCCAGATTCAAAATTGAAGGTGGTGAAGTAAGAGTATTAAATGACGATGAAGTCATTTCTACAATTAATAATCCATCTGATATTTTGCACCATTTTTAAGGAGGACAAATGGAAGATATAAATAAAACTGCCGATGTAGAATTAGATACTGATGGCGTTAAAGAAGAAGAAGTAAATGTTGAAACACCACAAACTGGTAATGAAGCATTTGAAAAAAAAGAAGAAGTAGATCTTGGTTACACCGATGTTACAGGTGGTAAAACTGCAAAAGAATTACTTCAAGAAACAAAAGAACAAGAACCTGAACCTGTAAAAGAAGAACCAAAGTTTGAACAAAAAACTGAGGATACTGATTTACAAGATTATTCAGAAAAAGTTCAAAAAAGAATAAAGAAACTAACATTTCAAATTAAAGAAGCAGAAAGAAGAGAAAAAGCTGCAGTAGAATATGCTAGAGGATTAAAAAGCAAATTTGAAACAGCTGAAAAAAAAGTTCAGGAAACTGATACTAATTATCTTAAAGAATATAATGCAAGAATTGACTCTGAAAGAGACAAAGCTAAGGCTGCATTAAAAGCTGCTTATGAAACTCAAGATGCTGAGGCAATCACTGAAGCTCAGGACAACCTGACTAAGTTAGCAGTTGAGAAAGAAAAAGTTTCTATGACTCTTGCAGAAAAAGAGTCAAAGGAAAAAGAAGTTGCAGCAGCTCCCGCTGAACCTGAACAACCACAACCTAAAATAAGTCAAAAAGCTCAACAATGGGCAGAAGACAATGCATGGTTTGGTACGGACAGGGTGTTAACTTCTGCTGCAATGGGAATACATGAAGATCTTTTGCAGGAGGGAATTGACGGGGAGACTGACGAATACTATAATCAAATAAACAAACGTATGAAGGAGTATTTCCCTCAGAAATTTGCCCAAGAGTCGACTGAAGTCAAGGCCAAAGAACCCGTCCAGAACGTGGCCTCTGTGAGTCGAAGATCGGGAGGACGCAAGTCTGTGAAACTCACCAAATCACAGGTAGTTATCGCTAAGAAATTAGGGGTGCCACTAGAGGAATACGCAAAATACGTGAAGGAAGGAGCATAATATGTCTAAAGTAAAAACTTCACGAGAGTCTAGTACGAGAGAAAAGTTAACTCGTAAAAAAGATTGGACTCCACCATCCAGTTTGGATGCACCAGCTGCACCGCAAGGTTATGCACACAGATGGATAAGAACTTCAACTAACGGTTTTGAGGATCCAGGTAATGTATCTAAAAAACTTAGAGAAGGTTGGGAATTTGTTAAAGCCGAAACCATTTTAAATGAGATTGGTGAAAATGATTACCCTGTTATTCATGAAGGAAAACATGCTGGTTTAATCGGAATTGGTGGCCTTGTGTTGGCAAGGATACCGGAAGAGATTTTGAGAAGTCGTGCTGAGTATTTTAAAAAAATAACTCAAGACAGAACAGATGCGATTGATCGAGATCTTATGAAGGAACAGCACCCGGACATGCCTATCAATATTGATAGACAGTCTAGAGTTACCTTTGGTGGTAGTCGTAAAAAGTAATTTTTTTGCATTACCTACCCGAGATAGCTTGGATAACAAAAACATATAGTTAAAGGAGAAAACAACTATGGCAAACGTAAGTGAAAAGTTCGGTCTAAGACCGTACAGAAAACTAGACGGAACACCATTAGCTGGAGCTCAAAACAGATATACGATTGCAAGTGGATATGCTACTGCGATTTATCAGGGAGATTTGGTAGAACCATTAGGAACTGGTAACATTCAGAAGCATGGTGCTAACACATCAGATGCTGTTGTGGGCGTTTTCAACGGATGTTTTTACACAGATCCAACTACTCAAAAGCCGACATTTTCAAATTTCTACCCAGGTGGAATCGCTGCAAGTGATATTACTGCATTTGTAATCGATGACCCTGATGCAGTATTTTTGGTAGATGCAGATGCGGCTTTCACTAGAGCAGATTTGTACAAGAATTATTCGGTGACAAACACTACTGGTGTAACAGCAACAGGGATATCAAAAGCACAGCTTGATGTATCAGTATCAGGTATCACTGCAACTTTCGCTATTCAAGCGATTGACATTTCGCAGGACCCAGATAACTCTGATACAAGCACAGCTAATGCTAATGTTCTTGTTAGAATCAACAATCACTTCTATAGAAGTGGTGCAGGTATAGCGTAATAAAGGAGAATAACTATGGCGATATCACGATCACAACTAGTTAAAGAACTAGAGCCGGGTTTGAATGCTTTATTCGGCCTGGAATATAGTAGATATGAAAATCAACATGCTGAAATTTATACTACTGAAACATCTGACAGAGCTTTTGAAGAAGAAGTAATGTTAAGCGGATTTGCTTCCGCACCAACTAAAGCAGAAGGTGCAGGAGTTGTGTTTGATCAAGCAGGTGAAACTTTCACAGCGAGATACAATCACGAAACAATCGCATTAGCATTTGCTATTACTGAAGAAGCGATCGAAGACAACCTATATGATAGACTAGCGGGTAGATACACAAGAGCTCTTGCTAGATCTATGGCAAATACGAAGCAAACGAAAGCAGCTAACGTATTGAACAATGCACAAGTAACTACTGTAACTGGTGGAGACGGAGTATCATTAATTAACTCTGCACACCCACTCGCAACAGGTGGTACTTTTTCAAATGTTCTTAACGTTGCAGCTGACTTGAATGAAACTTCGTTAGAGCAGTCATTAATTGACATTGCTGGATTTGTCGATGAAAGAGGCTTAAAAATTGCAGCCT